CACCCTGTGTACCTTGAAAGCCACGGAAACCACGAGAACCTTGAATACCTTCATCACCGATAGTACCTTGACTACCCTGTGTGCCTTGACTACCAACGAATCCTTGTACACCACGGAATGAACCAACATTTACCCAGACTGCGCCATCATAAACCCAAAGCTCGTCGTCTGCATTATCGATAACACCTTGTCCAGTAGTTGCACTTGGAAAGGCTGTGTTAAGTGTTGCTTGTTGATCTCCGCCTGAATCTACATCAGTAACTGAGCCAATAACATCAAAGCCAGGACCATAATCGCCCTGTAAACCTTGTAGACCAGCATCGCCTTGCAAGCCAGTAGTACCTTGAGTACCTGCACCAACTGCGTTCCATGCTGTTCCGTTAGAAACATAAATTAATCCGTCTGAGCCATAAGCAACAGCGCCTACATATGGTGCAGGATCTAATTGAATCGGGACTTGTTGCGGTTGTCCTTGTCCAACGATCTTACTGCCGCTGATTGATCTAAAAGCCATTATACGTCATCCTCTTCAGATTGACCAAGAGTAAAGGATAATGAGGCATCAACTGCCAAATTCGTATCAGACTTAACTTCTAGTAAATCACCTGATTTAAAGAATTGTCCGTTAAGCGGCAATGGTATTGTATCATAAGCCGGAATCTGTAAGTTTCTGATAATCCAAAATTCCGCGTTAACGTCTTCCCTGTGTGTCCTTACATCAACAGACACAGTGCTAGCCGTAAAGTTACATAAGATTAGAGGAGAAATAACTTCTCCTACACCGGGTTCGACAGTTGTTGAACCACCGAAGACAAGCTCCGGTACCTCATAGTTTGGTACTTCAATCATTGTCTGCCAATTGGTAGTCAATGTAAAAGACTTCGCAACTGGTTTTGCATCAGGTGCTTGTGATGTTACGATTGTTGTAATAGCCATTATAGTGATGCCCTTGAGTTTGATGCCCTTCTGGCAAGTTTTCTTACTGATGATGTGAATGGTCGACCTTCGATACGACCTGTTCTACCATTAATTTTCAAACCACGCGCGAAGTACTGGTTGTTTAATTCGTCCGACCCAGACCATCTGATACGGCCGCCGTTTTCTGATAGTACCGAAGCATTAGCACCAATTGCTGCACCGACGTTTCTGAAGTTAAGTGGCAAGGCGTTTCTGTTAACACCTGCTGAAGCTCCGTTAAACTGGTGAGCAATAGATTCAACTAGCGATCCAAAGACTAGGAAGTCTGGTCTAAGAACACTATCTATAATTACGTTATCAATCAATTCGGTTACCATATCTCTTTGTGGTTGATCTGTAGCGATATTGTTATTTATATAAGTTTTCATCTGTGTCCAAGCACCAGTGAATGAATCGAGTAGATCAGTGTTATTAGCACCAACACTTGCCCAAGTCGTACCAGTCCAGTGGAAGATCTCGCCTACATAACGATTAACGTTATTATCAGTTGGAATAATATAAGTATCCCAACGCTTCATTCCTGTTAAAGCATCGCGAGCCGGGACGTTCTGAACTGTTCCTTTGAATCTCAGCTTGCGCCAATCAGCGAAAGAAGCTGGTGGATTAAAGACTGGGAATACATGTTGTGCATCAATATTAAACAATGCACCAACGAAGGACCTAGAAGCTCTATCAGCACCAATTGCACCTAAGGTTGGATCTTCAAACTTAAAGTCGTTCTGGATAACTTTAAGTAAGTTTCCAGCATCGCGATAAGTCTTAGGTAGATCAATAAACTTATATTCAGCAGTAATGAATCGTTGTGTTTCGCGTTGAATTCTTCTCTTGTTATTGTTAAGAATATCTCTTGCAAACCTGAATGTCTTATCAGTTTCAAGCTCGAAGTTAGGCTCGATAGTTCGACCAAGTTTGTTAACGTCGTTGTAGAACAATGCGTTGTAGAAGATCATACCCAAATCAGTAGCCATAAGACTTTGCTCTTCAGTACCGAGCTCAGTTCTAATTATCTGGTTAGGATATTCACCAAGAACAACTTGTGAAACGATGTTACCAAGATGACGATATGCTTGAGCAGTTGCAACTCTTGTATCTTCAGGAACTCTTAATTCGTTATTCCAGAAGTAGAAGTTTGCATTCCATCTTGTTGCCCTGTTACCGCCGTAGTTAAGATCCCAAGACATAGCGTCTAGAATATAACCAGCATCTCTACGACATTTCGCTTTAGAGTAATCAACAATTGTAAATGTATCTTTCAAGAACAATGTAATATCATCAGCCAATTCACCAAGATTATCATCAATTTCTTGAGCAGCCCATACAAGTGAATCTTCAACCCAAGAAGTATTAGGCTCGATAAGTGTTGGGATAGCATCCATACTATCTCTTCTGATTGCATCTTCAACAATTCTTACAAGACCCTTAACTTCTTCCATCTCAACACCGGTAGCTGCTAAGTGAGTAGTAATGTCCTGTTCAGCAGAAGAATGCTTGGAGTTTGTAGTATCTAGTACAACTCTTGTAACAACATCAGCAACAACTTCTGCCATTTGAGTAAAGAATTTAGCAGCTTGTTGTCTTTGATCAGCTGGTAAGATTGATACGGCGTTAACAAAGTATAACTCAGCAGTTCTAATAGATGCATAGTTAGTTGAGTAGTTAACATCGTGTGATGCAGCATCTATCATTGTGCCAACATCTCTACGACATTTCTCTTTAGAGTAACTAATACCGTTGTAAGTATTGTAAATATAAACTTGTAGATCAGTTGCCATTTGAGCAGTTGCAGCATCAATAACATTCTTTTCTGCAAGAATATCTGCATCAATCCAGTTAGTGAATGGCTCGATTCTAGCTGGGATTGCACCAGGATTATTATCATCAGCAACCTTGGCTAACATTAATGTAAGGTTCATAGCTTCAGCAGCAATTGTTCTTCTAGCTGCTAGAGTTGGCATTTCTTGTTTCACTGGGTTACCAATGATGTGTGAAATACTGTTCAATGTAGCACTTACGAATGTATGAGCACCACCACCTTTACCGTAAGGAACTTTACCAACTTGTAATGTAATAGTTGTTGCAGATCTTGCAGTAATAATGTTTGGAGCATTATAGTACGGGTCGTTTGCCTGTGGGCTTGGGTGTAATGCAACATCACCATCTAAAGAGCATGTAAACACGATGCTATTAGGAGCAATTTGTACATAATCACCAACATTAAGATTATGACCAGAACCAAGAGTAGCAGTAAAGATTCCTGTATCAGGATCGTATGACGCAGTTGATGGACTGAATTGCTTTCCAACTTTACGTGGTACTGCTTCGTTGCGAATAACATGTTGAACAACTTTGCCCATATACTCGAATGCTTCTCTTGTTGCTTGACGTTGGTCAATTGGCAAGATGTTAACTGCATTTTTAAAGTAAAGCTCAGCAGTTCCATGCATTGCAGCATTACCACCGTACTGGATATCATGTGAGATTGCATCTACAATGTATCCTGTATCTCTACGACATCTTTCTTCACTATATTGTAAGAAGGCAAAGTTATCACTTAAGTATTGAACAACTGCTCCACCAAGTGAGTCCTTACGATCAAGGATGATTCCAGTTGAAGTCTCTTCGTCGTAACCAGTAGCAGATCCAATTGTAACACCTGCTTCTTGTACTTGTGGAAGGTTGATTAATGAATCTTCAGCAATAATATCTCTAACAATTATGATTAGTTTCTCAACAACCACACCTGTTGCTCCAACTACTGGACCGAATCCAGAAGTTACCTGAGCGGCAGAGTTACCAGTTGTTTTAGATACTGTCTGCTTAAGAACACATTGCTCAGCGACTGCAGCTAAGTGAGCATATAGTGCGGCAGTTGGTGCTCTTTGTGCTTCAGGCAATCCAACGTTAACACCATTTTCAAAGTAAAGTTTAGCAAAGTCTCTCATTGCAACGTTAGAACCATGTCTAATGTCGTAAGCCGTAGCTTCAATTAAGAACCCAATGTCTCTTCTACACTTTGATTCGGTGTATACTAATGAACCGTAGTTAGCAGCAATCCAAGCAATAGCTTCTTCTTGCAAGAATGGAATATTCAATGTCAAACCAGTGGTTGCGTTATCGTATGAAGAACCAATGTTAGAAGTACCATAGTTGTAAACAATACCAGCAGTACCATTTTTCATGATATTGATAACATTTGTAAACGCAGCGGTTGCTCTTGTTAAGCCAGTACCTGTTAATCTTGGAAGAATATCATCTCTTACGAATTCGATAGCTTCTATAGTTTCTGATAATTGCTCGTTAATAACATTTTGTGCAAGTGCTGTACCAACTCTATAAGCCCGACCATAATACTGAGAAGGATAATCAGAACCGGTTTGAACATCGCGAGCAACTGCATCAATAATAAATCCTACATCGCGAGCACATTTAGCTTCGTCATAAGTGTAGTTATTATCATTAACAAATCTAACAACTTCTTCTTGAATAAATTCGCGATTCCATTGTAATGATTTACGAGCATATGTTCTGCTTGGTTCCATAAGAGGAGCTGTAAGAGGATTAGCAATTGGTAATGCAGCAGGTGTTTGTTGACTAATGTCAAGTGAACCAGCATATCCTGGAATTACTAATCTATCATCTACAACTTCAGCAATTACGTTTGTAAGTCTCTTAGCTTCAGTACCTGTAGCTGTATCAGCAGCAGGAAGTGCAACATTTTGATATACAAGGTTACCATTAATTTCGCTAAGTCCGTCAGTCAATGCGCTTACAAATGTATGCGTAGTGCCACCAGCGAAGCCGCCTACCCACAATGTTATGGTGGTTGATGTAACCCCAATGACTGGGCAAGCCTTATTGTAGAAGCGATGGTGTGCTTCTGGTGAGGCATGGTTAGCAGCTCCAGAGCCTGTATCACAGCTGAATGTAATTGCATCTGGAGTAAACCAAATGTGATCATCAGTCGTTAACGTATGAGCACCAACGGTTGCAACTAATATTCCTGTTGCTGTATCGTAGGTTGCATCAGTTGGAGTAAAGCGAGCACCAAAGATTGGTTCGTTTACTACGTTCTTAACAACTTTTTCTACTACATCAGCAATATGATTGAATGCTAACTTAGTAGGTAACATTGAATATGGCTCAAGAACACTCATTGCACCATTGTAATAGTAATTAGCGGAATGTACCGTTGCAACATCGCCACCGTACTCTAAGTCTTCTGATATTGCGTCAACAATATAGCCAACATCTCTTGGACATTTAGCTTCGTCATAACCTAGACCGTTATATGTTTCACTGATATACTCAATGATTTCTGTTTGATATTTACCAGCTTGACCACGGACTGATTTGTAATCTGCGATAATGGCTGGCGTATAAGCTGAGGTTAATGACTCGATTCTTGGCTCAGAAATTGCAGCAATTGTACCATCGTTTTTGCGGATAGTATCTCCAAGATCGAAGAATAACTTTTCAACTTCAGTAGCAACACTTGGCTTGATAGATCTTCTTACACCGTCTGTTACAGCTGATACAAATGTATGTACTGCATCAACCTTAGCAGGACCAACTTGTAATGTAATAGTAGTTGATGTAGTTGCGTCAACTCTAACTGGCTTATTAAAGATTGGATCAGATGGGCGTGGGTGAGATAAGTTACCACCACCGTTGCTTGCGCAGCTGAGTGTAATCGCGTTTTCATCGAAGATTACATAATCATTTTCAGTTAAAGAGTGTGAACCTAATGTCATTACCATCACACCAGTGATATGATCGTAATCAATACCAGCCGGTGTATAAGCTTCAGCCATATTAGCAATTTTAACTGCGTCTGCTGTAACACTTACAAAAGTATGTGGTGCCTGTGGCTCATGCTTAACAGCGTTAGTAGTTGCTGATACAAATGTATGTACCGAACCAGATGCTGAACCTGCATCACCTACATTAACTGTAAAGGTTCCAGTTTGACGTTTAACAGCATCAGCAGTTGCTGATACAAATCTGTGTGCGCCTCTATATGAAGAAGGACCTACATTAACTTTAAACGTATGTGTTGTAACATCAGAAACCTGTAACCAACGACCCGAAGCATAATCACTTCCAGCTCTTGGATAAGATTTTGAAACTCTGTTACCGTCAAGTACACATGTATATGTTAGTGAGCTATCTTCTAGTAAGACGTAATCGCCATTGCTAAATCCGTGACTAGCAACTGTAAGAACAGTATCACCAGTTGTTGGATTGTAGTCAGTGTCAGTTGGTGTATGACCTGTTGAACCAACCGCAGTAATTGCAATTGATGCTCCGGCATATGGATCTGAACCTGCACGAGGATATGTATGTTGGGTTGCGTTACCATCTTGATCACAAGTGAATGTGAACGAGTTGTTTTCTAATACAACGTTTCTTCCAATTCCTAAACCGTGTTGACCAACTGTTACGATCATGTCGCCAGTCGTAGCGTTATAGTCAGCATCTGATGGAGTGAAGTATTTGTTAGGACCAGATGCGCCTGCGTCTAAAGTAACGGTACCTGCTGTTTTTGATTTAACAGAATATGTTTTATTCGCGAATGGATCAATGCCTGCTCTTGGATAAGTTTTACTTGCAGAGTCTCCGTCCATATCACAAGTGAATGCGAATGAGTTAGGCTCTAAAGTAACACGATCATTTAGTTTCATTCCATGATCAGCAATTGTCATTACGAAGTCACCAGTTGCTGGATCGTATGTAGCATCTGTTGGTGTGAATGTAGTTGTCTCAACAATTGTTTGAGTATCTGTTACATTCAACGCAGTTACAACTTCGTTTCTAACGATTTTGCCAATTAAGTCTGCAGCAAAGAAGTAAGCTTCACTTGTTGGAACGATCTCGTTATCAGATAATACTGGAATAGCATTTTCAAAATATAGTTTCGCGTTTGAAGCAGTAGCAGCGTTTGAACCATGTTGAATATCCCATGAAGCTAGATCAACAAAGATACCCATATCTCTTTCACAAGCAACAGTGTTATATGTGAAGTTAGGATAATTTGCTGTAATCCATGCAACTATTTCTTTTTGGATAAACGTTCTGTTAGCTTGTAATGCGCCCCGAGCCATACGGTGAGCAGAAGAAACCGCTTCCTCACCAAAGTATAATTCATCAGCGTTAGCATTACCGTTAGTCATAATGTCGATAATTTCATCGAATGCAGCGTCAGATCGTGAGATTGAAGTAGCATTTGAGATTACGTCAGTATTGATTTTGCCTTTCAACCAAGTAATAGCACCAGTTGTTTGAACAAGTTGAGTATTAACTAAGTTGTTTGCACCAGCGGTACCAATACGGTAACCTTTACCAGTGTAGATTGCGTTAACGTTAGAACCTGTTACAACATCTCTCGCAACTGCATTTAAGATAAGACCAGTATCACGTTCACATTTAGCTTTGCTGTATGTGTAGTAATTATTATCTAACCAAGCTGTAACTTCTGATTGAAGATATGCTTTGTTCTTCTGAAGAATTCTACTAGCATATACACCTTGAGTTGTAGAACTAACCTTAATGACTGCGCCTTCGTCAGCACTTACAAAGGTATGTACATCAGTGTTTGTACCAGCAGAACCACAATTAACTGTAAATGTATCAGTTGTTACAGAATCAATCTTAAGTGGTAACTTGTATGCGTAATCACCAATACGTGGAGAGAAATCATTACCACCACCGTTTGCAGCGCAACTAAATACGAAGCTTTGTGGTTGTAGTTCTATATGATCGTCAGTAGTAAGACCGTGACCTGCAACAGTTACTACGAATACACCAGTTACTGGATTGTATGTAGCATCTGTAGGCGTAAATGATTTTAATACTTTAGCAGGATCAGCGAAGTAAAGAGCGTTAGCATCGATACAATCAACTTCAGCACTTACGAATGTGTGGTTGTTAGCATGTCCATTTGCGTTACCAACGTTGACCGTAATAGTATCGGCAGTAGCTGCTTTAACTCTTACTGGCTCTTTATAAGCAGGATGGTCGTATAATGGAGCAGCATCTGTACCTGTTACACCACCAACATCGCAACTAAAGATCATTGACTCAGGAGCAATTTCAATCCACTTACCAACTGGTAAATCATGTGAACCGATGGTTAATACCATATCGCCTGATACTGGATCGTATGTAGCAGTTTGTGGAGTAAACTTACCTTCCCACATATCAGCTTCACGAACCGCGTTAGCTGTTGCAGATACAAAGGTATGTACTGATGTGTCACTTGACTCACCAACGTTAATAGTAATTGTTGTAGCATCTCTGTCAGAAATTGTAACTGGCTTCTTGTAAGCAGGATGTCTTTTCTCAGCTTCAATTGCATTTGCTGTTGCTGACACGAAGGTATGAACTCCACCGCCGTTAGCAACTCCACCAACATTCATGTAAATCACAGTACCATCAACTCTATCAATTACGATTTGCTTCTTGTAGAATGGGTGATGTGATTCTGGAGCTGGATGATTAGTTACGTTCTGATCCATTGCACAAGTAAACACAATGCTTGATGGCTTGAACTCAACGAGGTCGCCAGCTTTAAGAGCATTAGTTCCGATTGTTGCACTGAACTCGCCAGTTGCTGGATCGTATGTAGCATCTGTAGGAGTATAATTAATGAATGCAGTAGTTGGATATGTGTGCTCAGTAACATTGCTATCGAGTTCACAAGTAAACGTTAAGCTATCAGCTTCGAGGTAAATACTATCACCAACATTAAAGTCGTGTGAACCGATTGTAATTACTGTTGTACCTAAAGCAGGATCATATGTAGCATTTGTTGGTGTATACTTCTTGCCGTTATTATTAAGCAATCTAGTCATTTCATCAAACGCTTGATTTGTTCTGTCTTCTGCAATTGAATCAGTAAGAATAGCCGCAGTTTGTGATTTCAAGTAGTTGATAGAACCAACTGTCTGAAGCAATTGCTCAGTAACACTAACTTCACCAGATTTAGTACGATATGCTGCACCAGTTTGGATTGAGTTATAGTTGGTACCAAGCATTAAGTCTCTTTGAACTGCTGGTAAGATATACGCTTCGGTATCTCTGTGACATTTTTTGCTGTCATAGAAATAGAACTCGTTGTCTGCCCAGTCCATCATGTAGTCTTGAACAAACTCTTTGTTAACCTGTAACTGTCTACGTGCATTAAGTTTATCAGCACTAATACCAGCATTATCTGAGAATGTAATCTCTTCGCCAATTACTGATATTGCGTCATCAGTTGCAGACACAAACCTATGTTCGTAGTTAGCAGCAGTTAAACCTGGATTAACTGTAATTGTATTTGCTGATGTTTCAATAATTGGTAAAGCAGCAAGGTAAGCTTTTTCTGAAACTCTTGGGTGACTGATCTCAGTCTTGTAATTATCGCTAGAACACTTGAATGTAAAGGATTCTTTCGCGAGATTTACATATCTGCCAACTGTTAAGTCGTGAGCACCAATAGTAATAACCATACGACCAGTTACTGGATCATAAGTTGTTTTGGTTGGTGTGTACTTAACGCCTGAGTTAGCAAGAGCATTAATAATTGTGTTGAATGACTTGTATGTTTCAACTGCTGCAGGTGCAGAGTTAGCTTGTACAAGCTCATCGGTTGTTTTACGTAATCTTTCGAATGAAGCAATTGTTTCATTTTTCTGATTTTCAAGAGTTGTTCTAGCAGTGTTAACATAATATGCTAAACCAGTAGTAACAGCGTTATAGTTTGTATCTAACAACATGTCAAACTTAGTTGCTGGTAGAATATATTCTTGAATATCGCGTTCGCATTTAGCTGAATCGTAAGCGTAGAATTCGTCGTTATTATCGATCCAATCTACAAACTCGTCAATGATCATTGTTCTGTTATCTTGAACAAGCTCACGAGCTGCTACACCATGTGTAAATCCGCTATCAGAGAAGATAATTGGGCTTGCTGCTTCTTCACCATTTTGAAGAATATTAAGTGTCTCATCTAGAGATCTATCTAAACGTGTCCGTACTGCAGCAGTAGTGTTTTCAAAGATTGTATTGATTTCTTCTTTGATGTGATTGATAGAACCAACTGTCTCAGTCATTTGCTCGCCAATAACAACGTAAGAGATTGGTGAACGATATGTGATACCGTTTAAACGACCCCAGTAGTTACTATTTGTTGCAACGTCGTAAGATGCACTATCAACAATCAATCCAGTATCGCGGAAACATTTATCTGCGTTGTAACCTTGATAACCAAGACCAGGAGCACCGTCGAATCCAGTTGTAGTATTAGCAGTTAAGTACTTAACCATGTCATCTACGATTGCAGCTTTATTTGTTTCTAAAGCTTCAGCGAATGGTATATCAGCAACTAGTTCTGCAGGATTAGCATTTGCTGGTCTAATAATAACTGTGCTACCACGTGCTCGCATTGATATGTCACCAAACTGCGAACCGGAGTTGTTAAGAGTCATCTGGCCGCCGTCTAGAGCAAAGAACGCTTGGCGTGTAAAGATTGACAAGGAACCGATACCGTTAACACCAGCACCATTCTTGGCAACGTAGCCCGTACCGTTTTGGGTACGAGGTGTGAAACCGAAACATAACACGTATGTGTATAGTGAGTCTGTATCTAGTACAGCTCTGTCAGCTAGAAGACAACCACCACCGCGACCAACCAATCTATTTGGGAAATCGTCAATGCCGATACTTTCAACAGTACCTGTACCGCCTCGCTGAGCATATAAGATATCTCCAACTTCTACATTTCCTTTCAAGTTTCTTACATAGATCTGACGATCTGAGTCAATATCATCGATGTAAGAGATGTAACCAGTTGCACCAGATGAGAATGTTACTTCATCATCTACTTCGAATTGTGCTTGGGCTGAGTGACCATTAACTAAGTAGAATTCTTGACCTAAGTCTAAGATTGTACCTTTGGTGTTGAATGGATTCAAAGGTGGTTCAACATCTAAACGGTTAAAGTTTGAAAGCTGTGAACTATCTCGAATATATGGAGAACGTCTTAACAATGCGCCCGGACGATATGCAATAGCAAAACCACCTTCAGGCTGATCAAAGTTATCAACTTCAAAGTTCATATAACCGAAACCTTGAACGTAGTTACCAGAACCAACTAGAATACCGTTTGTTTTTTCATAACCTTTCTTCTTCTGAATAACAGTAGCATACTGACCACCAGTAGAAGTCATTGAACAATCATCGGGTAACTTAATTGGCTCATCAACGTAGTAAGTACCTGGACCTACTGAGATGTGTACCGCGTTATTAATGTCGTTACGATCGTATGATCCACCAGCTTTTTGTAATGCAAGTTCTTCTGCACGAGCTAGAGTACGAACTGGCTGTAGGATACTGCCTGAATACCTGTCGTCACCGTCTGATGCAACGTGCACCTTAAGAGATTTTTCTGTCTTCTTAGAGAACTCGTCGTATAATTGACGATAAGTCATTTTCTCTGTATCGCCAGTCTTGACGTTCTTTAAAGCAAAGTAACTATCTTCATCAAGCATTGGCTCGAATGTTCTTGTAAGCTCCATGTCGAAGTCAACAAGATCTGACTCGTTGATAGTTGTATTAGAAATTGCTGAATCTTTAATATCGGAATTTTCA